TACTAAATGATACCAGCCAGCAACATCTCTAAAAACTTGAGAACAAGAAAGTTGAATCCTATACCCAGAAATATAATCATACCATTGCATATTGTTACCAGTGCCGTAGTCAATAGTAATGTTTGTTGTATCTGATGCTGATGTATATGCGGTAAGGATATTGGCTTGCTTAATGTTACCACGCTTAACCCAACAGCTAAATGTCCAAGTCTTGCGATTCCCAGCCGTTGCTGGTGTACGGCTTAGATATGCGTTGTCGTCATCATTGAAGCGTAATGACTGCTCAATGGGAAAGTCGTAGAAACCAGCCGCACCAGTTGAAGCCATGAAAAATGGGCTATTAGTTAAAGACATATTATTATTTCTCCGTTATGCAAATGCCAAAGAAGGTGAACCTAAAAGAACTGTTCCTGTAACTTGTACATAGTATGGAACAATGTCTATTGAATTAGCAGCAGTAGATAATGTAATACCAGAACCACCTACACTTTTATATTCAGAACTTAATGATAATGTTCTACTACCTGTTGCATCTTGAATAAATACAAATGTTCCTGCCATGCCACCTGCTTCAGTTGTTGGATTACCTAATGTAAGATTACCATCTAATGTCCATACAAAACTATTATAAGTACTAAAATCTGGTGTTGTTGTTGCATTAGCAGATACAGTATGTACAGAACCAATAACATTACCTGTTAATGTTCCACCTGCTAAAGGTAAATGATTAGCAATACTTGTAGCCATTGTGCTTGAAACATTAGCAATACTTGTTGCCAATGTAGCACTTAATGCTGTAAGATTAGTATTTGTATTATCTATACTTGTAGCTACTGTTGCTGATAATGCAGTAATTGCAGTTGCTTGATTATTAATACTTGTAGCAAAAGTAGCAGATAAAGCAGTAAGATTAGTATTTGTATTATTAATGCTAGTTGCCATAGTTGCAGATACTGCAGCAAGTTCTGCATCTGTAGGTACACCTGATGTAGAAATAACTCTACTTGCATTAATATCAATTCCTGTTCCTGCAGTATAAACAAGAGCAGAACTAAACTGTACAAAAGTAATATCTGTAGTACCAAAAGTAATTGTACCTACATTATTACATACATAGGCTTCACCTGCACCTGCAGTACCTTCTTGAACGTAGAAGTAAGAACCACCGTCAAGACCATCATTGTTACCGGGTTCATAACTATCAGCATCTGTAGCACGTGTAAGTACCCAGTTAGTAGAAGGAGATCCAGTATTTGTTACTGTATATACACCGTTTTGTGTTGCATCTGTTTGTTCATATACTAAAACTCTATCACTAGTATTTAGTGTAACACCATCAATAACTAATGCTTCTTGAGTACCTGCATTAGTAAGAGTTGCACCTACACCTGCAGTACCATTGTCATAAGTAGCATTTAAGTTACCTTCTTTTTCTACACGAACAGGATCATGAAAATGAATAGCAGCAGCTGTAAGATTATCTACATATTGTTTTGTTGCAGCTTCAAGATTAGCAGAAGGATTACCCGGTAGTGTAATTGCACCTGTCATTGTACCACCTGCAAGTGGTAAATAATTTGCTATAGATGTAGCTAATGTACTAGAAACAGTAGCAATAGCAGAATTAACCGAAGTAATTGCTGCTGCATTAACAGACGTTAAAGCACTAACTGCTGCTATATTTGTATTACTATTATCAATTGATGTAGCAATTGTTGCAGATAATGAAGTAATTCTACTGCTAACAGAAGTAATTGCTGAAGAATTTACAGATGTTAATGCACTGACTGCAGCAATATTAGTATTACTATTGTCAATACTTGTTGCCATAGTTGCAGAAAGACTTGCAACTGTAGCAGACATAGCGACATTATCTCCACCAATAATAAATGAAGTAGCTGATACTGTATCAAAAGATTGATTACTTGCAATAACAAGTGTACCAGAACCTGTAATACCTGTAGTAGTTACACCATTTTCTGTAAGATAAATACCTGTACCAGTATTAAGTGCAGTCATTGTACCTGCACCTGCAAGTCCTGTAATATTAGAACCATCACCATAAAGGAATGTTGCACTTACAACACTAGTAGTAACATTTTTTGAAATAACAGGACCTGCTGCTGTAAATGTTCCTGTAATATTTAAATCATTTGAAATAGAAGTAGCACCATCAACATGTATTGTTCCTGCTACACTAACATTGCCTGATATATTAGAATTTCCTGCTACATTTAATGCACCACTAACAGACACATTATTTTCTACATAAAGAGAAGAACCTGATAGTGTACCACCTACAAAAGCAGCAGCACTAATAGTTGTTGTAGCTGTTACATCTGTAATACGTCCTTGTGCATCAACAGTAAAACTAGATCCACCTGTATAAGTTCCTGCAGATACAGAAGTATCTTCTAAAGTAAATGTAGGATTACCTGCTGTACCATCTGCATTAGTAACACTAATACCTGTAGATCCTGTAAGTGTTCTTCCTACCACAGTACCTGCATTACCTACTGCAACACCAGTAATATTAGAAATATCTGTTATTGCATTAATTTGTTCAGCAGTTTTTGTAATGGCTGTGCCGTTTAATTGTAAAGTACCATTAATATTTACTGCAGCATTAGAAATTTGTAAAGCAGAATTAGTTCCATCACCATCTTGAATAGTTCTTACAGTGCCATCAATTCCTGCATTAGCTACACTTGTTTGTATTTGAAGCAAATCCTTATAAGTACTTGCAATTGTTTTACCAGTTAAACTTGCCATTACACTAAATTCCAATATCCAGTTTCATTTTGCCATTCTGTGGTTGCGTTTTCCCACGTAATATTTCTATCAGTATTATTTTCTGGACGAGCATCTTTAATAAAGTATCGCTCATCTATGCGTGGTGATCTATTCTGTGGATGATTTTTTAAATCAAACTGACCATCAAAGTCAGTAGGACAAATCATCATACCATAACTATTCTTTTTTAATTGGTTAAGTTTGTATCTAAAACCACATGTATCACAAATACCAAAAACATTCTTTCTTCCTGCCATTATACCATAATCCTTGGTTTAAGCAAAAGGTTTGTTCGTTCTCTGTCTTGTTCCATTGCACGAATCATACGCTCTTCATACTCTGTTTTTAACATAGTAATACGTGACATATCTACACCAGGTCTTTTTATTGCCATATTATATGCAAGACCTGCTGTAAGGCATGGAAGAAATTTACGTGATACATCTGCGGTTTCTATAGCAGATTTATTTACATCCTGAAGATATGTAAATGTTTCTGTTTTAATTGTATCAGTTGAGTTTTCTGGTATAGGCCAAAGATGCATAGTAGCAAAGTCACGACCATTACGAATAGCGTATTGTGTAGTACGACCTGTCTGACCCTTATTAGGGATCTTCATATACTCTTCCATTGAAATACGTTGAAGTTGAATATCTTGTCCATCTCGATTATGAACAGCTTCAAGAACATCTACTGTTGCGCTAGAAAATGCATAAGCAGTAACACTAGTTGTTAAAGATACAGTAGATGTACCTATTGACCATAACATTACGCCACGGTTTTGCCAATCCTGTAATAGCAAATTGATGGAGCGTCTTGCAGACTTAGGCTCATTACCTAATGTCTGCTCTCCACCAATCATTTCACTTGCTTCTTGAATAACTTCGTCAATGTCCATTGAGAAGTTATATGTACCTGACGATGCCATTAGTATAACCTATTCTTTCTCTGAACTGATTGGGCTGTACGCTTTACGCCATTCTTTTTGCCAGTAGTCTTCTTTAACCTTTTTTTCATAGGTGTTTTTGTTACTTGTTGGCTTATGTTTGAACGACTTATAGACATTTTTAATAAAGACAGTTATGACCAACCATGCCACCTTTTTTATATTTCTTCATCATACCGCCAGCCTTACGCTTATATGTATATTTCTTAGGTCCTGCAGTATTTGGTCCTGACATGCCAGAAGTTTTATCATTACCGTATGGATCTTTTTTTCGTGCTTTAGATGCTTTCTTACCAGCCATTCCTGCTTTATTCATCATGATTATTTTCTCCCATATTTTTTATGTGTTTGAGTTTTTGGTGGACTTTTTTTACTACCGCTTGGACCAGCCCATAGCTTTTTATCAGCCCAATAAGCAGCAGACATTTTACCTTTAGCAATGTTTTTAGCGTGACGTGCTTTAAACGATTTACGAGCAGCAGGAGAGTAGTTGTGACCCATAGACGAATCACCATAATGAATAAGTTTAATCTTGTCTCCTTCTTTAGCCAAGACCATACCCTTTTTACCTGCCCTATCAGATTTTCTAGGCTTATTAAAGCCAGCAAATTTTTTACCACGATATTCAATTCCCCCTGATGGTGATCTTTTAACGCCTGGATACTTACTCATTTTACTTTCCTATATGTTCTAACTTTTTTTGCAACAGTCTTAGGCTGCTTAACGAATTGTTTTCCCTGCTTAGATCCTTTTCTTTTAGCTGCTGAAGTCTGCGCATATTCTTTTGCGGATAATGCTTTGATCGCTTTTTCTGGTAAGTAACGCTCACCTGTTGCTTTTGAACCTTGTGTGGACGGCTTACCACTTTTGGTTCTCCACTTTTGTTTTGTCCAAGCCTTTAAACTCCTTTGAGATTTTTTTAATGCCATATCTAATTCCTTATTATATCATTATATTCTTTCACTTGCAATCCTTCCAAAGTGAAACATAAACCAAATAAAAGCAGCAACAGGATACTGACAAAGAATAATCAATGTACTGAGTAAAAGTATTTCAAATGTATCTAATAAAAAGTATTTCATATTGGTATTATAACATACCACGTGCCTTTAGTCCAATATAAAATATTATTCCTAAAATACCTACTCCTATAATAATTGCAGCACTAAGAACAATTGTTTCTAATAACTGTTGTTTTTTTCTTTGTGCTTCTTTTTCTGCTTCTATTCTTGCTTTTCGTGCTTCTGCTTGAAATCTTTGCCAATCATTCCATAATCCAGGACGACCAACATATAACATAATCTGTTTTAATTCTTCTTCTTTTTCTTTAATGACTTCTAATGCCATAAACTCTTCAAAATCATTACCTGTATAAAATGGACTATTTTTTTTCTTTATTACTTTTCTTTGTAAATCTTCTTTACCATCTACAAATTTAGCAATCTGACTACCTACACTGGCTATGTCACGACCATTAGATACTGCCTGTTTAATAACTTGGAATGCTGCGTTAGCAGCGGCTAATTCTGCTAACATTTTAATACACCTTTACTACGCCTTCTTTTATATACTTAGGTATGCAATATGCGGTAACACGATCTCTTGCGTCCATCCAATCCAAGTAGCGGTAAGTTCCGTAACGCTTGGTTGTTTGGGCTGCGTAAAAATTGCAGGTGGTAATAGATGCGAAATACATATCTCCACTAGCGAGATAACGATTCTCTCCAGTACCAATATAGATGACGAGCAAGAAGACGTGAAGCATTCCATTACTACTTGTAGCCCCCACCTTTTGCTTTATATTGTTTAGCTAACATTTGTGCTTTACGTGCAGACCATTGTCCAGATGCACCGCCCTTATTACCAGACTTAATA